GGACTTGCACTCATCACAACTGAGCCTGTCCCCGTAATGGCATTGGACACGAGGGCTTTGCTGCCGTCAGTGAACATCGCTTGAGACGCAGTCGCAGAACTGAACACTGGCGCAGCAGTGAGGGTAGCCACACCAGTGACACCAAGCGTGCCACTAAGGGTCTCATTCGCTGCCGCAATCGTCCCAGTAAGAGTTGGGCTGGCACTCATCACGACTGAGCCTGTGCCAGTCATGGCATTGCTAACCAATGCTTTACTACCATCGGTAAACATCGGCAGGCTGGCAGTAGCAGACGAGAACACTGGCGCAGCCGTCATAGTCGCTACGCCCGTTACACCAAGGGTGCCGGACACGCGAAAGTTCGTCGCTGCGTTGGGGTTGATGACTTGAAACCGTGTCCCGTCATAGAGGACAAGAACACCTTCTGTGGCAATCAGGTCGTTTGCCGCCAGCGCCGTTGTACCATCGCGTGTAATGGCCTTGGCACCCAAACCGTCTACATTCAACGTAACCGCACTGGTGTTGGTGTTAGCCACGACAAAACTGAACAAATTGCCCGTGGCATACGCGGTCAATGCAGGACTCGCCGTCGCCGTGATCGTGTCGGTGCCCGCAGCAGTCAGGAACGTCGTTCCCCCCGCCTGGAGCTGAGACATCCGCACCGCATCCGTAGCCGCCGTACCTGCACCAAGCCCGGTGATCTTATAGGTTCCCATCGGGATGTTGGCTGTCGGAGTGGTCTGTCCATCCTTTGTTAGCGCGGTGGTAAGCCCGGTGCCCAAATCTGCTGTAAGCGAATTGAACACAGAGGCAGAAATCACCGTCCCATCAACGACAGGCTGGCCCGTGGTATTGATGACGAATGTGCCTGATCCGTTGTAGCTCATTCTCAATCTCCTTGGGTTTGGCTTTGGGCACTGAAATTACCTGTTTGTCGGGCAACAACGTTTGCTCTAGCGTTCAATTGGTTTATAAATTGATCAACCGCTTTTAATTCGTTTTGCGCTGAATTGCCGCGCAACATTAGAAGGTTGGCTAATTGATTTCGCGTTTCCTGTGGAGTGCCCATTCTGTTGAGAAAATTTGTTATCGCACCGATGGCAGGAACAGGATTCCCAGAAACGGCAGTGCTGACTGCTGGCAATGCGTCAGCAAGCGCAGAAACGGTATTTTCTGCTCCTCTGATCCTCGCTGCTGTTTGTGAACCTTGTCCTGTTTGATCAAGCCGTTTTAACCGTATTTCTTTTGCTACGTCAGCAGAAAACTTTCGATAACCTGAACCAAATATCTCGCGCAATTTACCGCTCGTTGTTAGTTCTTTCCACATATTTAAAAGCTCAGTTTGCCCAGATACTTTTCCTAATTTGTCTTTAAGAGACTGTAAAGCTCCAATTCGGAATGCTTCTTCTTCGCCGCGACTCATGCCATCAGTTAATTCTGCGAGGGCTATATCGTCACTTTTCATCGCGTTGCGACCTGCTATTACAGCAGATCGCAGTTGGGCGGGGCCCCCATAAGCATTACGCGCCTGCTCATAGATTGAACCGCCATCATCTTTTGGAGAAATGTCGTCTAGTTTGTTTGTTAAAAGTACCCGAATACTATTTACCGCCCTGCTCATAGCCGTCGCCTGGCCCTCTTTTTTTTCTCCTTCCGCAATAAGCCAAAGTGCTCTTTTAACCGTATCCAAAGCGTCAAACGGGATTTCATCCCCCGCTTTTAGGTTGCGTAGGCCAATCTGCAATCGGCCTTCTCTTCTTGCTAGTGTTTCTGCAACTTCAAATGCGTCTGGTTCTCGCTTTAAAATATTCATTAGATCGTCATCTACGCGAACCACAACGTTTTTTAATATATCTCTGAAAGGTTTTTGTGCTTCTCTTTGAATTTCTTCCAGCCCGTTTAATGTGGCCGTGTAAGCCTGGTTATTTGTACCAAGGCTCTCATTTGCTGCCGTTATAAGCCTTTGCCCTCGACTGCTTACCCGATTGCGAACAAGTCTATCTACATCGTCTTGAATTTGCGGTGATATAGTTGTTAATACATCTAGTTCGCGCAATCCAGGAACCCCAGTAGCATCCGCAACCGTGGCCTCTTCGCCAAGACTCCGTAGTCTTGCTGCTACCCTGTCCGCTGCGGTACTGTTTGTATTAGATTGGGCATATACAGTCCTGGGTGAAACGCTAAGATTAAGGATTTCAGCAAGCCTTAGTCGTGCTGCGTTTAACGTCACATTTTGATCTACGGGCGGTTCGATTTTTGCGATCACATTTGGAGGGAGGTATTTTGCAAGATTCTCTGCAAGTATTTTTTGTTTTTCCCTTACTACAGGCGCAACCCTTTCAAAAACATTTGAAGCAACCTTTCCAGCGTAGGAACCACCTGCAGACAACCCACCGCCTAATACTGCCGAAGTTGCGGCATCGGCTAATGCGTCTGAAACAACGCCTTCAACAGTATCTGCTTCTGACGCGCCAGCCCCACCAACCACGGCTAGCGGGATTGCGGCCTGGGCTGCGCGTCGCGCTTTTTGCATTGTAGTTAGTACACCTCCTACTTTTTTTATTCCTATGCCGGGAATAAAACTTGCAGGAACGCTGCCTACCACGGCCCCGCCTAAATACGACAAAGGATTGGCGTCTTGGTATCTTTGGTTTTCTTCTCGATTTAGATCGCGCTGCACTTCGTACGAATAAAAATCCTTCGGATCATAAACGGGTGCCCCATCGGGCCTAGGAATTTCTCTAACTCTTTCTCTGGCAGAGTCTGTAAGCTCAACGGGGCGATAGTCCGGGCGAAGCCCCCGCATTCTATTTACAAGCGATTCTCCTCCCGGGAATTGCGAAACTGCTGATGCTAATCCCCCGTATATTTCATCTCCAAAATTAAACGTAGCGCCTTGAGTAGCACCAATAAGCGCCGAATGGGAGGGGGGTATTGTTTTTTTCAATACTGGTGTGTTTTCCGCGTCTAGTTTTTTACTGTTGTTCGCGTCTAGTTTTTTACGTATGTCGTCCCGTGCACTCATGCTGTGACCCTATTGAGGAGGTTTGCAATATTTAAGTTGCGTCAGCTTTTGTTTTCTTAAATTTTCTAATTTTACATACCCTTGCGGAGTTCGTTATATTCTGTTTGCATATCCTCCAAGAGTGTTTTATATTTTTGCTCCGCAGTCATCACAGTTTTCCACTCTTCTTTTGAAAAACCCACCTTTGCCTTGTCTTCGTTGATGGGTCTGTCAAATCCTAATTTTAAGTCAACTAGATGTTTTATATATTGATATTTTCTTGTACGTTCTGCTGCAGTATCACGACGGGTTGGCATCAACCCTTGCAGTACTTTTTGATCACCTTCAGTGAAGGTGCCTTCACCAGGTTTTCTGAATATATCTTTCAAAATTGGTAAAAAACCACTGATTCCTGATTCTGCGGCTATCGCTTCTTCAGAAAATGGAGGCAAGAATCCCAAAACACCACCATCGCCAAAACCTACAAAAGTTTTTTCAAGTTCTCCTAAGCCGCTTTCAACAGCTTTCATAGTTTGATAATTGGTTTTTAGTAGTTCTAACCGGGCCTTTGCCAGTTCTAAATTTTGTTTTTTAATTTCATTATTAGTTTTTTCTTCCAATAGCCTAAGGTCTCGTTGTTGCACTGGCGACAAATTGATCGTATTTGTTGTCGGCGTTTCAATCTGCGCAACTGGCTGCGCAACTGGCTGCGCAACTGGCTGCGCAACTGGCTGCGCAACTGGCGGTAAAGCAGGAGGGTCTACTAGATATCCTTCGTTTCTCGCTTTTAGCATATCAATTAGAAGTCTCTGTTGCTCATATGCCGACAGTCCTTTTGCACGTTCAGCTGCGGCTATATCTAGCTCGTTTTTAACCTTAGCTGCTTTTACATCTTGCTCGTTTTGCAAATGCGCCGCTGCTAATTTTGCTTTAGCAAGTTCTTGTTTTTGCCTTTCTTCGCGTATTGCTTCTTGTTGTCTTACCTGTTGTGCCATCCCAAAGGATTGACCTTCTAGCGTTTTAAAATTCGCAGCATCTACTGGGGTTATATATCCGGCAGGGACGTAATCGCGTTGTGGAGCCTCAGGAATATTCCCTTGTTCGTCGAACAACACTGGGCGACCATTTTCGCCTTGTCCCGGCCCCTCAAAATAAGGGTCAGTTGCCAACGTCTGGTTTTTTTCATCACTTGGGGTGTAAGGTCTTGCCTTTTGGGCTGCGCGGAATGTCACTCCGGGTTCAGCTAATATTTTCTGCGCTAATCCCATATCATATTTTCGATCTTCTGTTATCATTCTTTCTAAAGCATCCTCCGCATCACCAATCTTGCTCATCTCTCTGCCGCTCATGTAACTCTGGAGCACTTTGGCTAAGCCAGCCAGCGGTGAGATAGGAGCCTCGATGCCCTTGTAACCGGCCCTTTCAATAGGCGCAAGAGCTTGCGCCTGCAACAACTCGGCCATTCTCTGGCGGCGTTCCAGCTTTCTCGCATCTGCCTCATACGGAGATGCCATTTTAAAATCAATCGTCTCACCTGCCATTGAAAACTCCCCTGGTTACCCTCTAAGGCCATATGCCGTTGCCCCAGCGCCAAGCAACCCGTAAAGACCAGCTGTCTTCGCATTGACGCCCGACTGCTGAATCCCGTATCGATCCATAGCCGCCTGACCCTGAGCTTGCGTCCCGGCAAATAACGGCGGTGGAGCAATATCAGAACCCGTATACCCTTGGAATTGCGGCATCTGGAGTTGAGACCCGCTCATCAAAGCACTGATGTTGTTCAAGGGTTGCTGATACAACATCAACTGCTGTTGCAGAGCCTGTTGTTCGGCAGTGTTACCGAACTGACCAGCCTGTAGGTTCTGATTGAACTGCTGCGCGGCTGCTGCATTTTGGGCTTGCTGACGTTGCAAAGCTGCCTGTTGATTTTGCTGCAGAGCAGCGTTTTGGGCTGCCTGTGCTGATTGCGCCGCACCAAACTCGCCCAAAGCCGATTGATTTCCAAACTGCCCAGCTTGGAGATTCTGGTTGAACTGCTGCTGTTGGGCTGCATTCTGGAACCCGGCAGATTGCATTCCTCGACCAAAATTCTGCTCAATCGAGCGGTTCGCCGCTTCTTGCGCAGATTGAGCTGCGGCAAATTCGGCAAGGGCAGCTTGGTTCCCGAATTGCCCAAGCCCTAGCGCCTGCTGGTACGATTGAGCTTGCGCGGCGTTGTTTGCAGCCTGTTGCGATAGGGCAGTCTGCTGATTCTGGGCGACCGCCTGGTTTTGCAACCCAGCTCGACCCATTTGCTGCGCGAAATCCTGAGCCTGCGCGGCGTTGGCACTTTGTTGAGCTAATTGCCCTTGGCCGAAATTCTGGCCGATTGCTTGGTTTCCAAGCTGTCTCCCCGTCACGCCCATGCCAAACTGATTCTGCAAAGCCTGATTTCCAAACGCAGCTTGCTGAGTTGCCTGCCCAAAACCCTGCTGTTGAGCAGCCAGATCAAGGTTGATGCCTTGCAGCGCAGCTTGAGACAGGAGGTCGTTCCTCTGCTGCCCAGCCTGTTGCATTTCCGTGTTGTACGCCTCACCGCCAGCGACCAATCCTTGATTGGCCAATCTCTGTCGTAACGCAGCTTCAGACCGCGCTAGTTGGGGTTCAAGGCGCGACATGATAGCTTGCTGCCCTGTCGTGCCAGCAGAGACGGGCATTGCAGCCAGACCACTTGTGTCGATCTGGCGTTGCAGCGTCGGCCCCGTCTCTGTTCCAGCCGCATATCCAAACTGCCCGCTGGTCGGCCCGGACTGAATCGATTGTGGCGATACATTGCTAGCGGCTTGACCGTACAAGCCCAAATTCGGGCCTTCAGCTACTTGCCCGTAACCGCCAGGGCTTTGCAATCGTGGATTAGAAGGGCCACCACGCGCCACACCATATGCTTCAAAACCTGGAGCGTCTCGGACTTGGCCGTAACCGCCCAAGGATTGTTGCAATTGCGGGGCTGAAGGCCCGCCACGCGCATAATTGCCTTCATTCAAATCGTCAAGTCCACGCACTTGCGGATTGTCCAATCGCGTCGTCAGACCGGACAGTTGAGGTCGAAACGGGGTTGATAACAGTTGACTGCCTTGTGCAATGCCTTGTTCGCCCAACTCTGAAAAGCGTCTTTGAACTCTCTGTTGAGCCATCAGCGTTTCCATCGCATCAGGCGTCAAAGTCTGAGTCACGGTCGGCTGATCGTCTGGCCCAAAGGTCACCGTTTGTCCACCGAGCGGGCCGACAATGTTGGGGTTATTCATGCGGTTTTGCAGGCGGCCCGTCTCTATATTGGCCTGCCCTTGTTCTATGGCCGCCCCTCTATAGTCAGGAGTCGCTGGAAGTGGCGGTGATTTTTTGCCCATATCGGTGCCCCAGGAATTTACATTTAACTCTTTCTTGCGTATAGAGCAGTATATCGCCACCAAGACATGCGTTCTTGATGACCGCTTCTTTTTCAAAACCCATGCTCTCAACCATGCGCCTGCACTTTACATTGTCTTCGTCAACAGGCGCGATCATCTTCTCAATGCCACAGACGTTATACGGGTAATCGAATATCGCAGCCAGAAACGCTGGGGTTATTCGTGCCTCAATTGCTATGTGTACCATAATCGAGCGCCGATTCCAGTTCTCGTAGATCACACCCGCGACAATTTCACCGTCTTTTTCCAGCCCTATGGCCTGCGATTGATCTGCGAAATAACTGCCTTGGATTCGATTTGCAACCCATTCGCCAACTCGATTGCCGTTGGTTAGATTCCAGACCATCCGTTTTGATACACCACATCAGTTGATGCCCACTCAATTTCTAGACCTTTGCTGGCGCTCTTTAGCTGCACAGCGCCGGTATAGCCTATGCCCGTGACACCCTGCCAGTTGTTTGTCACCACCATGCTGCTGCCCCACAGGGCCGATCCCCACAGGCCGGTGCCCCATAACCCGGTAGCTGTAGGCGAGAAGGACAGCGCAGACGTACTATCGCTCAGGTCATAGTCGACGTTTATTCCGACGAATATCGATGGCACTCCGTTTGTCAGAATCGTTGGGCGCGCTCTGGTGAAGTATTTTTCAACACCGCGACCATCAAAGTAGTTGAAGGCTTGCAAGGCTCTTGCGGAAATATTGGCGCCATTGTCAGAAAATCCATCGTCCCACGCCTTAGCCACTACGCCGTTACCACCGAAATACGGTTGTTCGTCGAACGTATCCCAACAGTTAGAGTTCCAGCCTGTGAAATTACACCAAGCCCTTGTGATGGTGTTCATCACGTATTGTTGCTGTGCGCCCACCGAAACTGGGACGTTGACCCACAAAGCCTCATTTTCTGGACTGACGACAATCTGCCATCCAAAGGTGTTCTTATATAAGACTGCGGCTGCGGCGAACGCACCTTGAATCTTGTCGGACAAAGCGACGCGAGGATCGAGGCGCGAGCTTTGCAAACCTGAGGCAAGGGGAATCAATCCATCGAGAGTAAGCACCAGTAGATCGCCACCGAACTTCTTCAAGCACCTTTTGCCGATAGGGTTGCCAAGCTGCCAAATGCCAATCAATGCAAACGTGTTAGCACTTGCAGGATCGGTTCCCGCGTACACGAGGACTTCACCCTCGGACGTGATAAATACCAGGTTATCATCCACCCCATATCCTGCATCTATCGTCCATGTGCCCATTGCAACAAGCGTCCCGCCGCGCATTGCAACACTGGAAAGATCGATCACATTAGCCGCACCTCCAACCGCAGAGGTCGGCAAATACCACGCCTTCAGTGTTTCTCTTTGAATAAACCAGACTCGATTTTTCCAAAGGGTAATGTTGCTGAGAAACGTAGTCGTTACCCCCGTGATGGCAGGCGTAGATACGCCGGTAATCGGCGTCCAAGTGGTGCCGTTATACAACAGCGGTGCATCCGCTCCATTGACCGCATACAGGAAGCTCCCGGCGGACGTAGTGACATTGATGTATTCCCATCGAGCGTTTGTAAGGCCACTCACAACCGCCGCGCCAACAGGCCCAGCAGTGGTCGCATCGTAAATAGATGAAACTGCAATGGCGAATAATTGTTCCGCAGTACCGCTTTTATAATTCATCAAGGTCTCGACCTGACCTGAGATGCCGGTTACATGGTTTTCATAGCCGCCACGCAAAACCACGTTGCTGGTGTTGGGGAAGAAATTGGTCAGCGCATATGCGTCTATTGCTTGCATATTCGCAATAGAGTCTCTGGCGTTCCAGCCGCCAACCGGAGATGGCAGGCTGGCTACCGCTGCGGAATTTCGTTGGGCAACAGGCATCAGGAACCGTACCCGGAATCAGGAATGTTGTCGTATCCGATCAGCACCGTCCCCGGTTTTGGCGCAAACGAAAGATTGGCGGATGACATGTCAAGAGCCATTGCCGCCTCCATTTCAGTCAGATAATTGCGATACATGGCCGTGGTGTCAAAGCCTTTGGCCTCGAAGTATTTCAACTTCAGCCCCAGCACCATTAGTCGGTCTGGGTAGATGCAGGTGTCGGTGTCTATAGTGAAACTGTTCTTGACCGTTCCCGCTGCGTTCTCTGCCCAGCCCTTTGATCGATACTCAAATGCCAAGTACTCGGCGTTGCTAAAGCCCGGCCAAATCTGAAAATACTCGCCAAACAGACGCCAACGAATTCTTGGCCCGGTGCTGATGTAGCCGGAAAGCAGCCACTCCCATTGCTGGGCGTCTTCAGGGCCGAGCATCTCCCAATGCTTCGACTTGTCCCACATGGTTCTTGGGATCATAGAGTCATAATCGCTAGGCAACGCGTACTTCATTTTTTGGAAGTAGATTGCCGCAGCCGTACCGGCTGCCGAGAAGCTTTGATCTACCGTTACCTGAGTGCCGCTGTCGACCGTCGAAACAAAAGTGTTTTGATTGATGCCGGTGCCAGTCACCATGTAGGTCGCATCAAGACCTGTCGTCGTTGGAATGCTTGTTATAGTTCTGGCGGCTGTCGTCCACGTTCCAGTGGTGGTCAAGAACTCGGTGTAGAAAGCATGCTGCTTTGTCAGTTCCCGCCATGCGTGTTTGCGCAGATTTTCATACCCACAAGCATTCAGCAAGGAGAGAAGCTGAACTACATCCTGCGTGGAATTTCCAGCCACGGAGGTGGGCACAGCCACACCCATCTCGCCCGTCGCCTGCTGCACCAACTGGAGCATTGTGGTAGTCGACATTAGGCGACTGCTTTCGGTCTACCGGGGCCGCGCTTGTTCATCAGCTCCTGCATCTGCGCTTGCAACACGGCCAATTGTTGTTTTGTATTGTCGAGTTCAATTGCGTCAGCGCTCCTGTTTTTAAGGGCTAGGAATTGCCTTGCTCGTTCTCTTAATCCGACGCCGCCCATGCCAACACGTTGGAGCTGCGAATCTGAAGCAGTTGCCAGTTGCTCTACGGTCTGGAACTTGTAGATCTGGAGTTCAGCCATTTGCATATCGTTGAAATCTTCTGGATGCGATTTGTTCCACTCGGCTAATGGAGTTCCAATCGCAGAAGGATTCTCGTTTTTCATCGCGTAATGCAGCCACTGCCTTGGAAACCGCGCTTTGTGATCCTCGCGGACTGGCTGATCAACCTCGGTAGTTTTATCCCCTGGAATAAGGATTCTTACAAAGGGGACGCCCTTGTACGGCTCGCGATCATTCTCGTAAAACTCAACATGAAGATGGGAATCAGCGTTGTTGATGTCGCTATCAAGTGCCATGATTTGCCTTACGCCGCAGCGGTTATGATTGAAATTGTCATTGCTTTCGCAATTTCTGGCAAAAGTCCAGTACCGTGAACCGTAATGGTAGCATCCCCATCTGCAAGTTGTTTCGCAGAAGTCTGAAATTCTATCGCCTGCCGTGCCATCCACGGGGCGGCAAGAAACGTCTTCCCATTGACCGTGTACTCTTCGGGTTCATCTTGATCATTTTGATGTTGGCGATAGGCGTGTCCTTCGCCGTTTGCATACGAACTGTCAAAGCCGTACAAATGAATGTCTCTGAAGCCCATGGCATAGGAAATGGACATAGCCTGTAGACCTACGGTATTGCCACCGGCAATCAAGATGCATTCGCGGTCTCCGACTATTTCGGCAACACCTCGCACATTCGGATGCCAGAGCACTGTTCGTTTGCCTTGCACGGCATTGAATGCCTCTGGTGGGCATTGAGCTGCGATCAAATATTCATTTGCATCGCCACTCAGAAAATCTACAGATTCCTGTCTTGCATCGAGCAAAACGAAATAGTCAACGTCACAACCAACGCTGTTAAGCATCTTCATTGCGCCATTGACAGCCATCACTTTTGCGCCTGCTTGTGCGAGAAAAATGATCGTTGGCAAAAAAGCCTTCACTGACGGCCCACCGCCAACGATCAAAACCTTCTCTAATCTTCCGTCCTCTAGCTGCAACCACGGTAGATTCAAAGCGGTGGCTACTCTTACGTTTGCCAGTAGCTCCGAATCTGCCGTGTTGCAAACAATCGGGATACAGTCGTCCAGATTGGACGGCAGTATCACCTACACCGCCTGACCTTGTTTGTGCGGACGATTGATCGACACAATTACGGTAGACGTGGCCGCCGCTACAGAAGCCAGGTTTGCGGATCGCGCACCCAGAATCTGTTTGCCGTTTGCCGCAGTCGGCATGATGCGGCCAGTTGTTGCAGATTGGTACACCGCGACCTGTGGGTTAACTACCACAGCGGTCTTCTTCACCACTGCCAACCCGCCGATCTGATACCAGCCGAACAACGCTGCCGTGTTTGCAGACATAGCCACCGCAACCGGGCCAGCCAATCCTGCACTGTCAGCAGACAGTTCAGTTTGATAGGTCGTTGCGTTGTAACTAACAAGTGACCCAACAACAGTACTCGCAACGCCAACCAGCAGGATGAACTCGCCTTCCCCGTAGGTCGGGTCAAAAGCGCGAACAACCATGCCAAGGGTTGCTGGCAACGTCGGAATAGCAGAACTGCCATTCGGCATCGTCGCCCCAGCATCAGTCTGTGCAAGCTGCATCAGACCGGCAACAGGTTCTACAAAAGAATAAGCCATCACGATCTCCTTTAAGCGATCAGCACGCCGCAAAACTGCGGGCCGCTGCTCGTCATGTTTCCGGCCCATCCTATCAGCTTGACAACGGCGTCCTGGTTAACCGCCTGCCGCTCGCCGCCAATGGGGACAAAATTGCGATCAACATGCGGTCGGAACATGAGGTATTTGGTATTCAACATCCACATGTGGCTTGCCGTTGCCGCCGAACCAATACCGCCGTCAAGCACCACATCGCTCGCCATGCCTGCGCCAAAGTATTTCAGCGAAGCGAATCCAGCCCCAGCCATGCTGCTGCCAGAATCGGTGATCCGCTGAATTGACTGAAGCGATTGCAGGTACAGACGATAGTACTCGTTGTCCGCTACGATCAGATCAGGCTTGTCCGTTCCGCGTATCAGTTGCACCGCCAGCGAATCCATGTAGGACTGGATGTTGCTTGCAGATACCGCTGCACCGCCGTCTGTCAAACCAGAGTACTTCACCGAGCGCCAAAACGAATACGTAGCGCGGTTGATGCCGCCATACGTTCCAGTGCTGGGAGCATCAGGGACTGCGGCACCCAGGCCGGTAATGTTCTTACCGCTGTTACCAGTGCCGTCCAGATAGATGTCGCCACCAATCCGGTTAGCCAATTGCGCTTCAGCCACGTTCATCCGCCCGTCGAGGAGGTCAATGATCGCTTCTTTGCCGCTGTTCTGAATCATCTCCAGTCCGCTGATCGAAACTGCCGATGCGTACTGAGTGATTGAGAATTGAGCAGCCGAGATCGGGCTGTTCTGGCTGACGTTCAGCACTTCATAGCCACTATAGCTGTTGGTATTGTTGGTCGTTGTATCGTTGTACATGATCTCTTGCAAGATCACGTTTCCACCGGAGAACGTCTTCACGTTTCCGCGTTCCTTCAGACGCCGCAGGAGGGCGTTGTTGTTCGTCACGTTGTCGGCCAATTCCCCAGAACGACTTTGGATATTTGTCGCAATGATGTCGCTGACCGAGCTGTTGGCAAATGCCATGTTAGCTCCTAGTTAAATTGTCATAATCGCTCGCTGATGCCGTCAAACTGTTCAGACAAAAGCGAACGGCGATCTTGCGCTTTGGTATTCGTTTGCGTTCCGGGTGTAGAACTTCTTACGCTTACCGCTGCCGCCCTGGCAGATTTGGCTGCTTTATTCGCGACCGCCCGTCTCTGTGTTTCAATCGTGTCTTGTCTATTACGATTAATTGACTCGGACAGGTTCTGGTCAAGGCGTACTGCTTTCTCATACGCATCGTTTAAGTCGGTAGCCATGCCGCCCTGTAGGAGCTGAATCATGGCAGGCCGCGCTTCTTCAAAATACTCAGCGTTCAATGCGAATTTTTCTATCTCACTGAGTATTGCAGAATTTTCTGCCTGTTCCTGTTGCTGTTTCCAGCCGGCAACCTCGCCTCTAACATTGTTTAATTCGTTCTGAAGCGCGTAAACGTGGGGATCAACGGCCATTTGTTGTGGCATTTGGCCCATCTGCCCCAAATTCACCCCATATTGTGACGCCAGCTGAGCGAAATATGCAAGGCGCTCTTGTTGCGAGCCTGTTCGCAAAGCGTTATCTGCCTGCATTAACGCTTCAACCGCCTTATGCGGTTCGATCCCAAGCCCTTTGATTGTTTGCAGATACGGTTTGATTGCGGTTTGCATCTGGTCGGCGTAGTGCGCTTTTTCCGCAAACGGCTGCAAACCAGCGCGCATTTCGTTTTCCCGCTGCCACGTATATTCCTGAATTTTGGGGTCTACGGTCTGCCACGCCTCGCGGTATTCGTTTTTCCAACTTGCTGGAGGTCGTCGCCAAACAGGCTCTTCGACAGGCTCTTCTATCGCTACGGCTTTTTCAACTGGCAACGCCACTTCTTCAAATTGCTGTTCGAGCAATTCGCGCCTTGCTTCTGCGTTGTCAACCGGAACAATGTTCTGTAGATTTTCGGCCATATCTGCTCCCTGTGGGGGTTATCGAGATTCCTGTTTCAACCGTTGCAAAAGGCTGTTTGCGTCAGCGTTCGTCATAGATGAAAGTTGCTCTCTCAAGACGGCACGGCGTGTGTCAACCGGCGGCGCAAGGCGTGTTTCCATCTTCTCATTACCAACCTCTATGCAATTGTGTTGCCGCAAATGATCGCGATGCCGACTGCGACTGCTGATGATCGAACCATCAACCATTGACTGATAAGCCTTGATGTCAGGCATGACCTGATGAAACACTTCGGTTGCCTTAAGTGTTTTTTCTACCATTTTACCGTTCCGTATCACATACGTTCGTTTCACAGCACAACAACCTCGTTGCCCTGCATCATGTCGTTCATTTGCGCTTCCGTCTGTTTTTGCATACCAGCAACCTGATTGATCGCCTGACTCATGCCGTCACCCAGCGTTGCGTTCAACTCCTCTGCTGCGGCAAGTTGGGCATCTACCGATGATTGGTCGAATGCCGCCCGTGCGCCAATTTGAGCTACCAGAATCCTTGTGGATGCCTCGAGTTCAGCCTTCCATCGATTGAATTTGTCTTCTTGCGCTGCCGTTTGCGCTTGCATTGCCATTTGGTGTTGCATTTTTTGATCATCGATCTGCGCTGTCATCTGAGCCAGCTGCATGTCTGCCTGCATTTTCGATTGATGAATTTGCATGTCTATTTCAATTTTAGTCTGAGCCAGTTGCGCGTCGGCCTGCATACGCATCTGGTCAGATTGGACTGATGCCTGCATCTTCGTCTGCTCCAGCTGCATCTTCGCCTGCTCCAACTGCTGTTGTGCCTGCATTTTCATCATTTCTGGGTCAGGCGGCGATGGCTGTTGGGGTTGCGCTTGGTTCTGCTTGAACTGCTCAAGAGCAGTGTCAATCGCCCCTTCGATAGGCTTTGATTGCTTGAAGGCAGTCACCCCAAACTTCATGATCTCCATAAGCATGGGCAAAATTTCCGGCGCAGCCTGGCCCACGGGTAACGCCTGTTGCAGGAACATGCTGAAAGCCTGGATGAACTCCAAGCGATCAGACTTCATCTGCTGTTCGTCTAGCTGCACCAGACTGTCAGCAGCCACTTCTATGCGGAAATTTCTGAGAGGCTTGTCCTTCAGAAGTTCCAAGGCTTGCGGAATAAGTTGTTGGTCGGCAGGTTGCATCTGCTGTGCTGCCGCGTACATCAAGATCGTCTGCGGCTGGAACTTGGTACAGATAATCTGTGCCTTTAGCCGTAGCAGCTCAGTTGCAAACATGGCGACATCTTCCTGCATCGCTCTCAGCCTAATGCTGGCGTACTGCCCCTTGATCTGCTGCGCGGTAGCCGTTTCAGACGCCATCGAACTACCGCGAATGATGTCGGAAAGTCCAGTGATCTCGTAAATTTGCGCCTTGATCTCTTCTCGTGCCCGGTAGCATTGCAGTAAAGCGTTGGACAGAACATCCAACGGCAACAGATCGATGCTACCCTTCAGGCCGCCTTTCTCGCCAAACGCCATCCACTTGTCTACTGGGATCAGGGTGTTATTGTCACCTTCGGTTAATAGTCGCTGAAGTGCTGGTTGGCTGGCATCGTAGACGCCACGTACTCGCAGCGATTTCACCAGCCCGTCAATGCGGTCAGACAGAATGTCCAGTTCCACCGCCTGATCCTGATAGAGGACAAAATCCGGGACCGGCACAAGCGTGTCGGATGTCATGGTTGCGTACAAAGGCTTGGCACATGGGAAGAACTGTTCTAGTTTTAATGGGTCGTCCCGCTCATCGATCAGCTCACCCATCGACTTCGAGAACCAGTAAACCTTCCCGGAATCCTTGTCCCACAGCTCGCAGATTTTGGCGCGAGTATGTTCCTTGGTCGTTTGCCCATACTGCTTCAGCGTGTCCGGGCCAGCGTCAAAAGGGATTTTGCTGCCCGTTTTTTTTCCGAATCGTTCAATCAACGCTTCTCGGGTCATGTAGACCCACCGCCAAACGCAGGTCACCTCTTCCCATGTCCGCCCTACGCTGTGTCCGAAATCCTTCCAATGCACATAATCAGTCGGCGCACATTCGTACTCAATCTCCTCCTGCGGTTGTATGCCCTGTGGTTCCAACTCCATGAGCACCATGCGGCGTTCTTCTGGATTCAGCTCGTCCAAATGCTCTTTGCCGGTGATCCGTTTGGTTGCAGCCATGAATTGCCGGTCGTTATCCCACGCAATGCCATTACGTTCAGCCGCTGCATGAATGTCGGCTATTTGAACTTCTTCACCCGTTTCTGTCTCATCCGTGTCCTCGGTAACCTGCAACCCATCGTCTGGCACTTCCTGATCCCGTACGTGTGGTTCGTAGCGCACCCAGGCCACGCCGCGACCGCCGAGAAACCGATCCTCAACCGCATAACTCATGGCTGACCGGAAATCAGCGTAGTGCTCTACCTCAAAATCCAACGCCCGTTCGATCAGTTGCGAGGCCACTCGCCCAACAGGATCGCTATCCGAAAAGCGCCGCGAAACTGAAGCCTTTGGCAGTCGAGCGTAAACCGCCGGAGTCAGGGTCTGTACGTTTGACCAGAGGATGTTGAATTTGGCGGTCTCGTTATTCGTTTGGCTGCGGTTATCGTCCCGATACCGTTTTATGATTTTGGTCGTTCGCGCTTCCCACTTCTTGAACTCGTTATCGTAGGTTGACACGGTGCTCAGCCACTTTTGCAGTTCGGTGCTAGCGTTTTCCATAAGAAGAATTCTCTACGTCTAGGTTAAACCGCTTGTGAATTTCTTTATCTATCTCCCGCAGGTTTTCATGCGTGGATGCGGTTGGCCATGGCATCCCAGATAGCTTTGCAAGTCTGACGGCTTCGTTATTTGAAACAATCTTGCCGTCCCATACCGTTGGGATAAGCGTAGGCGTTCCGTCGATTTCAACTTGGATGGTTCGTACCGTTGCTACCTCACCCTCACCGTATTTGTCAACGACCGCTTTGTTGTTTGCCAGGTTA